CGGAGTTGGCTAAGGCTCAGCGTGGTCAGGAGCGGGCGACGTTTGCGGTTGAGGAGGCGATTTATTCGGTTGCTGATGCTGAGATGAATTTGCGTAAGGTTCGCCAGGATCCTGAGTCTTCTCCTATGGATGTTCGTCGAGCAGAGTTGGCGTTGGCTGAGGCGAAGTTGAGTGTGTCTGATGCGACTGATTCTCAGATTGCTTCTACGGTTGAGTTGAATGATAAGCAAACGATGTTGAATGAAACTGTGTTTGGTGCGACGATTGGTTCGCTGATTTATGATGATGCTTTGCAGTCTGTGAATGATGCGAAGGAACGTCAGTTCGCTGCTGCTGAGGCGTTGGCAGATGCGATTGATAAGGAGCGTGAGGCACAGCAGAAGTTGAATGAAACGATTCAGGCCACGATTGATTTGATGGCTAAGTATCCGAAGGTTTTGGGTGGGATGCCTAATCCGATGGGTGGGGTTGCTGGTCAGCCTGCAGCTACAACTACCGCATTTAACACTCGTTCTGGGGATACGTATGCGATCAATATCAATGCTGCGATAGCTGATGCTGGGGTTCCTGATTTGGTGGTTAAAGCCTTGCAGACCTATAACAAGACGGTTGGCAAAATCCCAGTAAGCGTCAGGTAGTCATGGCTGTTGTTGTCCCTAACTGCGGTACTTATATGGTGGAGATGGATTATGGTTCGACAACGAATGCGTTTCGTTTGGACGATGCTGTTGCTGGTGTGCTGAACTCGACAACTTATGTTCTTGACGGTACACCGCTATATGTAGATGTGACCACATATGTTAAAAGTGTTTCTATTAATCGTGGACGGCAGAACAGATATCGTGATGCCACAGGTCAGCCAGGATCAGCAACGATTATTTTGGAGGATCGTGACTTTTATTTTTCTTTAGTCAATACTGGTTCCCCTTACTACAACGCAACACAGGCACGTCTGGGATTTGAATTGAACTCAAACGTGCGGATCAGCCGAAACGGAACCTACCTTTTCACTGGCATCATCAGCCAATACAACCAGTCCATTGAGAAACCTAACCGCTCATTGGTAACCATTAGTTGCTCAGACAAACTATTCGGTTTGAATAATGTTAAAACTCCTGCGTTCACACCAGTTGTTGAATATGCTGGGTCAAGAATCAACAAAGTTCTAACCAATGCAGGTTTGTTTTCTGGTGCCACAGATCGTGACATCGTTACAGGTGTAGCCAAACTTGGCACCGCAGCAGTAGATGAATCAGCATCAGTCCTCGAATACTTACAACGTGTAAACAACTCTGAACAGGGACGCATCTTCATCAAAGCCAATGGCGCGTTCGCCTTTGACCAGCGTTTAACAGGAGAGTTCCAAGCTATTGATGCCACGCTTGCCGATACTGGTGGTACCGCTATACCATTCACCGAATTTGATATCGTAAGCAACTGACATGGCTGGGCCACTTTACTCATACAGCGTCAAAGAACTAGCCGGAGCAGGCAACCTTGCTGACTCTGTTGCAGCACCATCAGTTCAACGCCCCAACGAATTTCTTCCAACGAACCCGTCAGTAGTTAACACAGTTAACGTCGGTATTGCCCCAGCAGCACCAACCGTAGGCACACTTAACACCACCATCCAATACGCCCAATCCATCGCAGCCGATTCAGTAAACCAATTTGGAACCCAATCCACCCCAGTCGTAGTTACTCTTCTAGAAACCTTGGATGACGCTGGAGATTTGGCTTCATATCTAATTCAGCCAGTACCAAAGTTTTGGTTTGGCAATATCCGAATTATCATGAACGGGTTGACTGATGCGCAACGAACCACGATCACGAACCTAGATATTGGTTCACAGATTTCGGTAACGAAAACATTCCCTAAGTCCACTCCGTCTACGGTGACACAGTTGATGGCGTTGGAAGGTATCAGCCATGACATCAGCCCAGACCGGCATATCGTCACCTTGTATACGAACCCAGCTCGAATCTACACATACTTTATTTTGGATACCGATGTGTTAAATAATGATGCTAAGGGTTTGGGCTAGAGTAGAGGCACTATGGCGATTCAGACGTGGACTACTGGCCAGACGCTTCTGGCTTCACAATTAACAGCCTTAAACGGTAACGACTATAACTGGACGGTTAACGCTCAGACGGCTTCGTATGTGCTTGTGGCTGCTGATGCGGGCAAACATGTAACGATGACGAATGCTGGAGCAACCACTATCACGGTGAATACTTCGTTGTTTACGGCTGGTGACACGCTTCGAATCACGAACCTTGGTGCTGGTACTTGCACGATTACAGCTGGAACTGCAACGGTTTCTAGTGCTGGTGCGCTTGCGCTCACACAATACGCTTCAGGTATTTTGTGGTTCCAAGCTGCAGGTGTCGCCTACTTTTTCCCTGACGCTAAAACTTCAAGTGCTGCACTTGTTTATATAACTGGTGCATCGTTTAGTGCGGTGGCATCTGTGAGTTTGCCGAACAGCACGTTTAGCGCAACCTATAAAAACTACCTAATCAACTACACGGTGACTGCTGCTTCAACCGATTCAACGGTCATTAACGCTCGACTACGCGCTGCTGGAACTGATGCAACAGGTGCGTCATACAGTAACGCTGGAGTCACATATATAATCGGTGGATCAACGATTGGAGCAGCAAACATCCTTAGCGGTACATCTTGGCAGTTCACACAGTTCAACTCATTAGACCGAAACAAAGTTCAACTGCAGGTGCTATCGCCACAACTTGCTGTTGACACTCATTTCCTTTGGGATACTTATGGTCGTGTTGGTGGCGGTCAAGGTGGCGGTCACGGCAACGGCGAATATCGTGCAGCAACCCAATTTGACTCTTTAACCCTTTACCCGGCAGCAGGAACAATCACAGGAAGTTACGAAGTATATGGCTACAGCCTCAGCTAGACCCTTGGTTCAAGATGGGTTTGAATGCCGTGAAATGGATGATGCAGAGTTTGCTCAGTATCAAATAGATCAGGCTGAGGCGGTTAAGGCTGTTGAGGCTCAGGCTAAGAAGGCTAGGGATAGAGCTGCGTTGTTGGATCGTCTTGGTTTGACGGTTGATGAGCTTGCCACGCTTCTCTCTTAGTCGTTGGCTGATTGTTTCCCCTGCACTTTTAGTTTCGCTGTTTAGTTTCGTTCCTAGGGCTGAGGCTTTCCAGGTTGGATTGAACGCGGTTGGTTACACCGTTACCGATATCCCACCTACCAAATCTGATACCGCTTATGTTGAATGCGGTCAGGATGTCGTGCCGTTTATCAATGTGACGTTTGATTATGAGCAGAACTTGTTTGGTTCTTGTGGTTGGGATTCGTTCATGGTTCATTACACCGGATACCTTCAGATTCCTGAGCATCAAACTTTGCAGATGTGGGTTGCGTCTGATGATGGTGGGACAGTCAAGATTGGGACTGAGGAGTTTGGGGTTTGGCAGGATCAGGGGTGTAGTGCGACTGAGTTTGATTTGAGTGGGACTCCTGCTGACTCATATCCATTCGATGCCTGGTTCTATGAGAACGGTGGGGGAACGTGTTTCATGTTGGCGTGGAATGTTGATGACACAGGGTGGACGATTGTGCCACCGGAAGCATTTACGAGTGAGCCACCTACGACATCAACACAACAAGTATCAACGTCAGTCCTATTGACCACGATCCCAGAGTCCACCACATCTAGCGTCCTGCCAGATACAACGGGAGTACCACAAACAACATCAACAGTTCCAGAAACAACTTCATCAACTACCAGCTCCTCAACGACGACTTCAACGACCACGACCTCGACTGTTCCCGTGACGCTTTATATACCGCCAACAACATCAACCGAACCGTCAACAACCACAACAGAACCCATACCGGAGCCTGAGTCAACCACAACCACGACAGTTCCAGAAGTGACCACAACGATTGAGAATGTGACCACAACAACATCGGAACAGCCTACCCCCACAACCATCCCAGAGAACCCCACCACAAGCGTCCTAAGCCCTCCTGATGAGGCTAAACCTGCACTCAGCAACCAAGAGCTAGTAGCCGTATTGGACGCGCTGGGAACGGCTGACAAGGCTGAGGTGCAGGCGTTAGTTGAGCAGGTGTTGGCGAAGGATTTGGATACCAGCCAAGCAGCGTCACTCGTCTCCAGCCCTGCCGTTCTTGCCAGCGTGACGAGTGAGCAGGCTGTGGCATTGTTTGAAGAAATCAGTCCAGAGGAGTTGAGTCCGGCTGAGGCTGAGGCGGTGGTGGCTGCGGTGCAGGATGCACCAACTTCGGTGCGTAAAGCGTTTGAGGCGGTGTTGAATTTGTTTCAAGGTTTTGCTGATGATTATGTGATGACAGGTCAGCAGGTGCCTATCAAGACTCGTCGTGCGTTGATTGCGCTATCTGCTGTATTCTTGGTGACAGCCCCTGCACCTAGTCGAAGGATCAAGTGATGAAGTTTTGGGGTGAGTTCCATGCGTTGATTTGGACTATCGCTGCTTCAGTCACAACAATCCTCACGTTGTCTGGTGGACTTCAGAAGATTGTTATCTACCTGACATTAGGTGCTTTGGTATTACACTTCATCGGCGCGTTAACTAAGAAAGAAGAAACAGAATGAAAAAGGCTCAAGACGTTGCAGGACGTATCGTCGCAGTATTCCTATCATCAGCCCTAGCCATCGTTGGTGGTTCGGCTGTTATTGCACCTGAACTAGAGATTTGGAAGTCAGCAGTCTTGGCTGGTTTCGCAGCCGTTGCAACCGTTGTTCAGAAGCTCGCTCAAGCCAGCCTTGACGGTCAGTTGACTGTTGCTGAAATCAACGAAGCGTTCGGTGCGAAACCTAAAGCATGAAACCAAACTGGCCTGTTCGGGACATCCAATGGTGCGAGCATCTCAAAGGTAAGAAACCTTCACAGATAACACCTGACATGGTGGTTGCTGTGTCTGCTGGTGGCAAGTTGGAGAAGTGCGCTGCTGCTGCATTCGAGGAGATGGCTACCGCAGCCAAGGCTGATGGCATCATCTTGAAGGCCACGTCTGCTGGTGACACGTTGCGTTCAATAGCTCAGCAGACCGCAGGATTCATTCAGCGTTATCAGGAAGCACCGATTGCTGGTGCATCAACGAAAACTTGGAACGGCAAAACCTATTACCTGAAGCCAGGTATGGCAATGCTTGCTACCCCTTACGATGATCCAGCCGATGCCAAAGCTAGAGGCTCACGCCATCTATACGGCATTGCCATTGACATCAAAGACGCGCATGGTGCAACCCTTCAATGGTTACTCGCTAACGAAGTCCGATTCGGTTTCAGCCATGAGGTTCTGGGTGACGCTAACGGCAAAGGTGCTGAGCCTTGGCACATTCGATTCACAGGCGTAAGGGCTTGATATGGATGACTGGAGCATGGTTATCGCAGCGTTGGTCACCGCTGTTGGTGGAATCATTACTACGATTCTGCTGAAGTTCCGCAGCGAAAACACGCAAGACCACGCAATAGTCATGGATGCCATCCGCACCATCGGTGGAAAAGTGGAGAACATAGATAGTAAGTTGGACGGACACATCGATTGGCATCTCAAAGGGGCATCTAGTGGGGAAATTCCTAGCCGAAATAAAAAGTCAGCGAGCAGGGCAAAGTAACCGAATAGACCAAATCATTGCTGAACTTGGTGAACAAGATGGCAAAGATTTATTGGAAGCACTAAACGATTTATCGGTGCGACCAGCACAAATCATCAAGGCTTTGCAGGCTAGAAAAATTGTGTTATCAGGTTCAGTCATCACACGATATAGGGCTACCCGTGACTCTGCTTAACGAGATACGCCAGTCTTACTATCCGGCATGGCCTGTGATAGCGCAAGGCAAAAAGTATTCGTTACCGAAAACATCAGCAAACAAAACCCCGCAACGAGACTATGCAGTCGCAGTAGTTCTCCCCGACATGCAACTCGGATACTTCCGAACACACGACAACACACTCGAACCCATCCACGATGAGCAAGCCTTAGACGTTGCACTACAAATCGTCAAAGCCTCAAAGCCTGACCAGATCGTGCTGGTTGGTGACAACCTAGACCTCTGTGAGTTCGGCAAATATAGGTTCACGCCGGCATTTGCCAGAACAACCCAAGCAGCGATTGACCGTGCCAGCCAGCTCTGCGCACAGCTCCGCAAACTCGCACCTCAAGCCCGAATCGTTTGGATTGCAGGCAACCATGAGGAACGGCTCGGCAACTTCATCCTTGACGGCGCTGGTGCAGCGTTCGGATTGCGTCGAGGGTTACGCCCTGAGGAATGGCCTGTGATGTCGGTGCCATATCTTTGCAACCTTGACGACTACGGGGTTGAGTATCTGCCTGGTTACCCAACGGGTGCGCATTGGATCAACCAAAGGCTTCACGTCATTCACGGCGACAAGGTTGCCTCCGGTGGAAGCACCGCGCACAAGTATCTGTCAACCGTAAAGACCTCGGTCATCTACGGTCACATCCACCGGCGCGAATGGGCTGAACGAACTAGGGACGACCATGATGGAGCGAGAACAATCCTCGCTGCATCGCCTGGTTGCCTTGCAAAGATTTCAGGCGAAGTGCCTAGCACTAGAGGCGGTCACGATTTGGATGGTCGTCCGTTGTATCGAGCAGAAGACTGGCAACAAGGTTTGTGTCTGGTTGAGTACATACCTGGTGACGGAGAGTTCAACCTTGAGATGATTCCTATCCGTGACGGTTGGGCTAGGTGGAGAGGTAAAGATTATGTCGCAGGATGAAATGCGCACAATGGTTGTAATCAGATGGCATGACGCTCACGCTGCAACAAGCACATGGACACCAATCACCGACATCGGCACAGACCCCTGCGAGGTCATCAGCTGTGGGTTCCTGCTCCCAATCAGCGATGGTGGCAAAGAAGGCCACATCACCATATTCCAATCAAAGACTGACGCAGATGAGGTTGACGGGGTTTTATGTATCCCCGTTGCTATGGTTCAAGACATGAAAGTCATGACCAAAAACATCCCAGGGTTAGCACCAAGCAAGTAGACTAAATATCGGATCGTCGCCCGCCTTCACTTGGGCTTGACATCCCGCACACCTTCCCCTCCTTGGGTGTGCGTTATATATCGGACAACCGGAAGGAAACACTTTGCGCATACTCACCGCAACACTCATAGCCCTATCCACCCTCTTCGCAGGCACCGCCTTCGCAGCCCAACCCAAACCCACCCAAACCCACCCAGCCGTCACCATCGAGCATCAACGGGAATTGCGTGAACAGATGCCACTAGTTGTAGAAGTAACTCCACCTGGAGTCCCTAAAGACCCAAGCCAAAGATGCCCACAATGGGAAGCAAAGTTCCGTGAATACGGCCTACCAGTAGTTGCGTTTTCGTATATTTCCTTTAGGGAAAGTCGCTGCAATGTTCATGCTTGGAACCGCTACAAAAACGCCAATGGGAGTCAAGACCTTGGACTTGTTCAAATCAACTCCAGCTGGAAGACCGTCACAAAGAACATCTGTGGCACCGACATCACAGGACTATTCAACGTGGACTGCAACCTGTCGGTAGCAAGATACCTCTACGACAATGGTGGCCTACGCCACTGGAGTCTCTGACCATCCACCACTTCGCTCCAGCCGTGTTCTAAGGTCATCTGTACCCAAAGGAGGGACAATGACAAAACGTCAGAAGCAAGCAGCAGTAGGAATTGGTATGGCGATCATGTGGGGGTTCTGGCTAATGCCAACAGCAGAAGACCTACCGGATGCGAAGCCAGCAACACCGCTCGAATGGAAACTATTCATCGCACTAAATTTCGTGCTAATCGTATACGTGCATATTCTGAACATTCGTGAACATCATCAGCAACTACGCATCGAAGCAAGTGAGCGTTACTGGGAGCGTATGGAAACTCGTGCGCGACGAAACCATCCAACCGCACGATGAGCAACGGTCATGTTGTTGATATGTGGTCTGATGGTGACAACACCTTCAGACCTCACAGACCAGACTGGCAAACCCAAGCACTTTGCAAAGGTGAAACCGAACTGTTCTTCAACGAAGGTTCACCGAACGCAATAGCGGATGCGAAGCGGTTCTGTAATCGTTGTCCTGTTCGCAGGATGTGTCTTCAGTTTGCGTTGGTGAATGATGAGATTGGTGTGTGGGGTGCCACGACTACGATGGAGCGTCAACGACTAAAGAAGGCGCGGAGGCGTAACGGTGACTTCACCTCAGAAACGTAAAGGTTCCGCAGCTGAACTTGCGGTAGCAAAGTGGTTGCGCAAACTCGGTTGGATTCATGCTGAACGCAGTCGTGCCGGCTGGACAGATGATCGAGGCGACATTGATGGAATGCCAGGGGTAGTAGTGGAAGTCAAGAACTGCAAGACCATTTCCATTCCTGAATGGTTGCGTGAGCTTGAGGTTGAGATTGCCAACGCTCAAGCATGGACTGGGGCGGTTATAGCGAAACGCAAAGGCAGTACCGATGTTGATGACTGGTACGCAATCATGCCAGCAAAGATTTGGGGTGAACTGATGGTCATGCTTGACCAGCCGAACGGGAACTCTGTAACACCCTTGAATTAGACCATGCTTGACTTCGTAGCAATACCTGCTACGGTCAATATCCCAAACATTCCCAAGCTTAGGAGGCCTGCGAAAATGACTACATCAGACGAATTTAGTTTGTTAGCTGAAGCACCAAAAGACCGTTGGGGTCGCTACAAAATTAGTGATCCAGCATCCGGCAAAGAACGCGGATATACCCGTGTCACCACAATCGCAAAAGTGTTGGATGATTCCAGCAGTCTTGCTGATTGGAAAACACGCATGGCAATCACAGGGATTGTGCAACGTGCAGACCTGCTTGCTCAAGCATCAACATCGTTGGATGATCGAAGCAAACTGAACAAGATTGCTAACGATGCGATTGAAGCAGCAGGTGCTTACAGTCGCGCCAACCTCGGTACAGCACTTCACTCAATCACCCAGCAGTTAGACCTTGGCATGAAGCCACAAATCTTGGCTGGTTTGCAATCCGATATTGAAACCTATGTTGCATCAATCGCAGCGTGGGACTTCAAGATGAAGAAGG